AGTGAGCAACGCTTTTCGCTCCTACTTTGGGGGTTGGCAGGGTGTGGGAAAACTACCCTCGCAGCTAGTGCTCCTGGTCGAAAGTTGCTCATCAATTTTGATCCTGACGGTCCTGTTAGTTTGGGTGCTAGAGACGATATTGTTCTCATTGATCTATCTGCTGAAAGATATGGCATCGTAGATGTATTCAAGCTAGACGATGATCCTATGCTGCCGCTCGGTGAGAAGAAGTATCGGTTGAGTAAGATCATCGAAGCGTTGGAGATTGAAACAGTTATCGTTGATAGTGTTACTGCGTTCACCGATCAGGCGGTGCAGAAGGGTATCAGTGTAACCAAGGGTGCTACTATCGAGCGTCCTTCTCCCGGTGCGTATGGTGCTCGTAATGCTCTCACTCTGCGTATGATGAGTGGCATCCTGCGTCTAACCAAGCGTATGAACGTGAATGTGATCTTTATCACGCATGAGGATGATAGTGGTGTGCGTGATAAGGAGGGAAACCTGTTGCACATCACAATGCTACTAGGTGGTAAGCTTAGTGGACAAGTAGGACTACAGATCAGTGAAGTTTGGTTCATGTCAGACGATGGATCGAAGCGCAAGTTAGCGTTGCGTCCTGCACGTACGCGCAAGCCAATGAAAACGCGTATGTTCGATGCACGAGATAGAGTTGAGTTTGTGTTGCAGTACGATCCCTACAAGGATGTGTACGGTAAGCACTCATTAACAAGTTTCATCAAGGAGTGGACAGACAATGGCAGAAACAAAATCCAAGTCCCGTAATAAGGGCAAGGGTGCAACACGTGTTGAGGCGAACGATGTTGCTAAAGAAGCCTCGCTTGCAAGCAAGAAGAAGGAAGAAAAGAAAATGGTAGATAATGCATTACCGTCAATCATTGAGTTTGACGAGGACATTGCAGAAGCTGAAGCTCCTGTTCCCCTACCTGTAGGTGACTACCCCGCAGAAGTTCGCGGCGCTGTTCAAAAGACTGCTAATCAGTCTGGCAATCCTTATGCCAGCGTGCAGTTCTTCATCAACGCTGATGCGTACCCTGCGGATTACACTGAGGGTGAACCGGATGGTATGCTGCTTACGTTCAACCGCGTGAGCTTGCAGAACACTCCTGCGGGTCGTCACCGTCTGCGTAAGTTCCTCGAAGCTATTGGCGCACCCGCTGGTAGCAAGATCGACCTCAATGATTGGGTTGGTCGTACTGCAACTGTCACCATTTCCCATGATGAGTGGGAAGGTGAAACGCGCGCCAATATCGCCAAGGTCACTGCGGCCTGACGGTAGGACTAGAGGGCCACTTTCTGCTTGACAGGGGTGGCCCTTTACTTCACAACAAGTGTTGCCCCGAATGGAGGGCAAGATGAAAGGACGAACAATGCCAGCAGATGCACCCAAAAAGCGTCGGGCTTCCGGCCCCCGTACTCAGCGCCCGATTTTCGCCGTGGTCCGGTACACGGATCAGGACGGTTCGACGGTCCAGCTTGAGCAGTCCAGGCTTTCGATCCAGATCGAGCGGGACAGCGGCAAGTTGGTTGAAATGCTGACGGGTGGCGGTGACTTCACAGGGGCCGCAGTGGTCAAGGTGCAGTTGCCAGCCCCGACGCCTCGTGCGAAGCCTGAGCAGCTTCCAGCTTAGTCTGGAGCCTGTTACTAAGCATCAGGGGGGTCGGGCTAGTAATCCGGCTCCCCTTTTGTCAGTTGGAACAACAAACGCCTTGGAGAGTTGTCATGAATATGGTAGTAAGCGGGCTAGAGGACTTGACCCTTACTATCCCGGTCCCAAGCTACATACCCCGCGCTCGGGGCATCCATGCAGTCGGGAAGTTCGGTTCACTACTCAAGGCAAAGTGTACCCCTAGAGAAAAGGAATTGTCACAACAAGCAGCAGACAAGTTGAATATCTCTCATGCAGAGTTTATTCGATGGTGTGTTACATGGTGTGCCAAGGAGGTATTACATGATGTTCCAGATGCTTGATCGCGTTGACAAGGCTCTCCGTGCTCGTATCGAAGCAGTTGCTACTCGCGCTGCTGTTGATGGCGACCGGGGCATTGTCGAATGGGCGCTTCGTGCAACTGACGATGCACTTGCTCTTGGTCGTATGCGCGACCGGGATCGTGCTACTCTAGCTCGCCTTGAGGACACGTATGGACACGAACAGCTTAATGACAATGGAGGCAGAGTCCTCATTCACGCTTGATCCAAAGCAGGATGAAGCTGTAGCACTGTGCTGCAACTTCACAACACGTGTTGCCGGTGTTACCGGTCCTGCTGGATCAGGTAAAACAACCATCCTAAAGAAAGCTTACAACGAGATACAAGACGCAGGATACCAAGTTGGACTTGCTGCTCCTACTGGTAAAGCTGCTAAACGTATCTACGAAGTCACTGGCATCGAAGCCATGACTAATCATCGCCTGTTGGAATACACCCATCCCGGTGATCCAGATCCCAAGACAGGCAAGCCCGCACAATTCTCTTATCCTCGTCGTACTAGACAGCATCCTCTCGATTTAGATGTTCTGTTTGTGGACGAGTACGCGATGGTCAACAATGAGTTGCACCGATCGCTCTTTGATGCGCTCCGTCCTGGGGCGTGTATTCGTGTGTTCGGAGACAATAACCAGCTACCGCCCATTGAAGAGGATAAGCGCCTTGAAATGCTTCCATCTTCTTTCATCCAGTTGCTTGACAAGTTCCCATCCGTGCGATTGGATACAATCCATCGGCAAGGAAAAGACAGTGGTATTCTCCTCAACTTACAACAAGTGTTGCGGGGTAGAATGCCCACACGCAACGATCAGTGGACTATGCACTTCACAGACACGCCAGTGGACGCTCTACGTGACTACATCCATGTGAGCATGGCTAAGGGAGTGGACTTCACTGATCCCAGGAACCAAATCCTCACACCGCAGAACACAACATGGGTTGGCACTGTAAAGCTCAACCAAATGATCCAATCTCTGTTCCATAACCGTCTCGATCCTGCTTGCATGATCCCGCGTCATAAGTGGGTGAAGGGAGAAGGAGACGAGAAGGGTGGCCTGATGCGTATGTACGTCGGGGATAAGGTCATTATCACTCGCAATATGTACGAACTCGAGGTTTTCAACGGTGAGAGTGGTAAGATCATTGAGATCACCAATGATGGTGAATTGATCCTTGATTTGGGCGACCGTGAGCAAGCAATTCCACCTATTATGATGGTGCAGAACCGTTGGGGTAAGATTGTAGAGATTGATCCCCGTAAGGATGTGGATTTAGGCTATGCAATCACTACGCACAAGTCCCAGGGTTCAGAATATGACAACGTGTGTTACGTGTTGAACAAAAGCACTGGCTATATGCAGAATAGGCGTAATTTCTACACCGCAACCAGTCGTGGTAGAGAACACGTGCACCTTATTACCGATCAGCGTTCCCTTTCACTCTCATTGAACAAAAGAGGCTAACATGGGCGAGTATCTTGAAGAAAGCGGAGACAAAGACAGACTAACCAAGACCCTTGAAGTTGCTCCAGGCATTCCAGTGTACGCATTGGACTTGCATGGGGCTACTGTTGGAGAAGGATCAGACGAACACGCTCTTATCTTCGTCACACTCTATGATGCTGCGGGCAATCCACACAACTTTGTGTTCCATACGGAAGCAGCAGAGTCACTATCCAAGGCTTTAGGCGAAGCCATCCCTATGCTCATCAAACTAGAGGAACACTTAAAGGCTAGGAGGAACTAGTGGCTAATCACCAAAAGATCATTGTCTTTAATGGCCCTCCTGACTGTGGAAAAGACACTGCGTCGGATGCAGTACGCTCGTACATCCAAATCCATGCCACTTGGATGCGGCCAACGCACATGAAGTTTGCTGAACCACTCAAACAGGGTGCTCACGCGTTGTATAGTGCGTTCCACAACTACGACTACTACGACAATGACGGTCGCAGGGAGAAGAACAACCCTTCAGGCGACTTTCTAGGCTTATCACCACGCCAAGCGTACATTGAAATGTTCAATGCTTTGGAGAGGTTACATGGACCGGAAGCCCTCGGGTACATCATGCGCAAACGGCTCGTGCGTAATAGCTTTAATAGTGTCGTGGTGTGTAGCGATGGGGGTCGTTTGGGGGATTTGGCGCCTGTTATCGAACACGTAGGCCAGAAGAATGTGCTGATCGTAGAGATACACGCAACAGGTGTTACAGAGTGGGACAACCGCTGTTACATTGGCGATGATGTTCAAGCTATGTATCCCGATGTTACTGTGAAGAAGATACCTAACAAGATAGGAGGACGAAGCGACAGAGAGATATTCAGGATGCTGTGCCAAGGCGTAGCTAAGAACTGGTTAGACATTACAGAGAAAGAGGACGCGTTATGATTGAAGATATTGGTAAGTACTTTGTCGAAGGCTTGAAAGCTCTTGGCGAAGAGGGACTTGATGGTGCTCACAAGATCATTGAGGCTGTTCAAGCTGTAGAAGATGAAGATGATGTCACGAACATCAACGAAGGCTTGGTACAGTTCGATGAGATCTTGGATCAGTTAGGACAAGAGGAAGCGTAATGGCTAATACAATCGCAGAAATGAACAGAGAGATACAAGTACGCGCAAAGGCGTTAGGACTTGAAGTTGACTGCGGTTGTGATGGTATGTTCGGCGCAGAGGTAGCTATCATCGGTGAAGCTCCAGGTGAGCGGGAACGCGTGATGAAGATGCCTCTCGTCGGCAGCAGCGGTAAGTACCTTTGGGACAACTTACGCAAGTACGGACTGTCACGCCAGAAGGTGTATGTGAGTAATGTAATCAAGCGTCAACTGCTCTCTGTCAACATGGCTAACATGAAGGAGAAGATCAGTGACGGGGAAGTTTCACACTACACAACGATCCTGTTGTGGGAACTCGCTCAACTCCCAAATCTCAGATATGTTGTCTGCCTTGGTAACTATGCTCTCGCTGCAATTACGGGACTTAGAGGTATCACTAATTATCGAGGGTCGGTGTTCGACGTGCAACTCGGTAGTGTTCATGGAGAAGGAGAGACGAGCAGCAGGGACGTTAAAGTCGTCGTAATGTACAATCCAGCACACGTGTTGCGTGAAGCTAAGAACGAAGTGATGTTCAAGTTCGACTGCTACAGGCTTAATCAAGTGATTACGGGGGAGTTCAAAGAGCATGAGATTAACGCCCGTATCAATCCGACGTTCGATGAGGCAATGTCATGGATCGACAAGATGCAAACAGGAGGAAAGCCTGTTGGACTGGATATTGAGACTTCCAGCGGGGAAACCATTTGCGTGGGGCTTGCAAATGATGCCCATGAGGGACTGTGCATCAACTTCAGAACCAAAGATGCGAATAGATGGACAGTAAAGGAGGAAGCGCAACTATGGCTGAGGCTTCAGAAGCTCGTAGCAGATCCGTCCGTGCGTCTTGTTACTCAAAATGGAATGTACGACTCGTCGTGGACGTATTTCCTGGACAGATTGCGGTTCGGGCCTATATGGTTCGACACGATGCTGGCCCATCACAC